ACTAGCTTTATTATAAATTACAGAATTTGGAAAATAATGTTGTACAATGTAAGCTCCCCAAATATCATCCATTCTACCGACATGAGGGAGTACCGCGTAATAAGGCAATACTTTACGTGCTAAAAACGTATTTTGTGAATTAAATGGAGCAACCTCACATGAACCAAATGGAGCAAATCTATCAAATTTAGCAACTGGTTTTTTACTTAGACGGCATAAAGCATCAATATCAGGGTCACCATCCCAAAAATCAGCTTGAATTAATACCTCACGATAAACCTTACCTAAATATTCAATATCATTTTTTCTAGGTACGTATTCGATTGGGTAACCTCTATGCCACAAATCATTATGATTAGTAGGAGAAATAGGATCAAACACATCGTATTCTCTATGACTATAATTATCAATTTCAATAGTTTGACCTACAAACAATTCATCACCCCAATTGTCATAAGGAATATTATCATCATCAATTGTAGCTACAATATCGGCTCCTTGGTCATAGGCAAATATAAAGCCAATATTTCTACGTTGAATACTTCTCCAACCAATTGTTTCACTGAGTTCAGGGTAGAATAGTGATTGAGTATCTGGGTGGAGATAAATTACACATTCACCAAATTCATCTTCTAAAGCATTGTACATTTCATGAGGTGTTTTTGTATCACCTACAATTACAAATGTCCAATCTTTTTCTTTTGCAATTTTACAAAACCTACGAGTTGCTAAAGTAGGAATATTGATAGTTGTTGTAACTATAAATTTTTTCATAGATTTTATTTTGTTTACATAGGTTTTTGTAAAACAAAACATCCTACTCCATAAGCTTTATGAGTGTATAAAATATCAGTCATATTCTCTGGGTTGTCAATTCTCCATTCGCCTTCAAATTCATGTAAACGGTATGTGTAAGATTCTACAATATTAGAACCTTCAGTTAAATTTAAAATACCAGGCCAATCATAGTTTTGGTGGTAAGGTTGCCAAACAAATTTACCAAAGGGAACAGTTAGGAGAATATAACCTCCGGGTTTTAAAATTGAAAGTGCTTTTTGATAACCTAATTTATCATACCCATGACGATAAACAACATCAGATTCAGTACATTGGGGAAAATGTTCCAAAGATGATAAGAAAATAGCCATATCGAACTTTTCATCTTTAAAATCATATTGAACAAAATCACCAGGATAATTACAAGGTCTAAAATCACTAACTCTATAATCTACTCGATTTTCTGTAAGAAAATTATAAAATTTAGATAAATGGGCACTATTTGTAGGAATACCCCCAATATCTAAAACAACATTTCCTGGGGTATAGTATTTTTTAACGTATTCTTCAATAAAAAGAACTTCAACACTACGTTCACTTCCTAAATTATTTGATATTACAGATTCCATTATGATAATTTTTTAAGCCAGTAATTTAACAAATCTTCCATAGTTTGTTCAATTGAGATTTTAGGTTCCCAACCTGTTAATTCTTTTAATTCTTTACTATCTCCTATTTGAACTTGGATATCAATAGGTCTGTAGAAAGGAGCATAAATTTCTTGTTTAATTTCATCGTATTCAAATTTAGATGATTTAATCAATAAATCTGTATAATGTTGCATTTTATGAACTTCATCTCCGCACACATTAAATACTTTACCCTTACTATCAGGATTAAGCATAAGAAGGTAGTAAGCATTAACACAATCTCTAACATCAATTACTACTCGTTCAGTTTGAAGATTACCAACTTTTAATACAGGTTCTTGAAGACCTAATTGCATTTTAGCAATTTGGTAAGCATCAGAGCTAATACTAAAAATTTTCCCCCTACGAGGACCGGTATGACTAAATGCTCGAGTCACAAACCCATCTAAGTAACCATTTGCTGTTCTTTCTTGAACATACAAATCAATTGCAGCTTTAGAAGAACCATAAGGATTACTTGGGGCCAAAGGAGTATCAACTGATAATAGACCTACATCTTTACAAGTATCACCATAAACTTCACTTGTAGAACAGAACATAAATCTAGTTTTAGTACCCTCTAAAGCAGTGATTAAATTAACAGAAGCGTTAACATTTTCTTCCCAAGTTAAAATAGGGTCTTTAAAACTTGTTGGGGGGTGAGATTGAGCTGCTAAATGAAACACCCCATCATATTTTTCGGCATCCAACAACTTAGATACACTATGATACATTTTTAAATCCAAATAATGGAATTTAATAGCATCTAACTCTTCTAAAGTTAAAATATCTAAAAGGTCTGTTTCACGACCATTTGCTGTTCTAACAATGCCATGAACTTCATGACCTTCTTCCAACAATAATTTAGCTAAGTTAGGGCCAGCAAATCCCGTAATTCCAGTAATTAAGTATTTCATTTTATATTATAGTTTTGGAGTTGCAAATAAAAATCCTTGATGTTGTAATTTAACTTCACAATTATGGGTTAATTCAAACTCACCTATAATTTGTGAAGAATTAGTGACTAATCCAAGTTCTTCTTGAAGAGATTTATAAGCCCACCCTGGCATTTCATAATTAAGGGTATCATCGTATAACTTCCAATCATCAATAATAAAAACATCTTTAGAAATATCTCTATGTTTTTTAATTATTTTAATTTCATTTAATAGAGGAAATGCTTCTTCTTTAAATTCTCTAATAGATTCCTCATAACTTATTTTATGAAAATCTGCTCCTGGGAAGTGAGCATCTAGAAAAAATAAAACTGGAGTATTTTTAGGGAGGGTTGGGACTAATTCTTCTAATCCTTTAGATGAATAATTATGGATTATATTAATATTTTCTTGTGGAAAATTTCGGTTAGCAGCTTCTACTAACTCACCATCTAACTCAATAGAATAAAAATTATCAAAATTAAATTTAGAAGCATGTCCTAAACATACTCCCATCCCCGTTCCGGTTTCTACATAAGTTTTACAATTGTATTCACTTATATAGGGGTTTAAATCAAAAATTACTAATTCTCCCATATTATAAATTATAATGCCAATTGGCTTTGAATATATGTTTAATGTGTTTGTAATCTGGAGGTGTAAATCTAGAGTATATTTCTAATTTACCCTTAGGATTAAGTTTATCAATAATGTAATTAATTGAAGTATCAACGGTATGAATTTCTTGGGCGTTTTCTATTACTTTACACCAATCAAAAATAGTATAACCTTCTATATAAGACATTTCAACAATATTTGTAAATTGGGAAATATCAATATATGGACTAATTCTAGTGTCAGGAGGACTACCAAATTGTTTGTTAACTAAAGTATATTCACTCTCATCAGTTAATCCTAAAACCTCGTAATATAACTTATTTTCTTTTTCACTATTTCTTTCAAATTCAAAAAATTCTTGCCAGTTATCTGGGTCTAGATTAACTAACTTATACTTAGCATCCATCACAGATATTTCAGGAAATACCCAATCAGCATGTTGTAAAGGAACTAAAAGATATTTATTTCCATTTTCTTCAACTTCTAAAATAGTAATATTAGGAACTATACCTGAAAATAAAATTCTATCTATTTGATGTTTTAAAGGATATTCATCTTCTTGAGATACAAATTCAATAAAAGGAAATTTAATGTAATCTTTAATCCATTTGTATTGAGGTATAACAGGCCAAATAATATCACACCCTAACCCTTTATGAAAGGTGTATGCTAGTTTAAGGCAGAAAAATATATCCCCTAACCCAGCGGGTTGTTTTATAATTACTTTACTATACATTGTAAACCTGTGAGTGAATCCACTCAAAAGTTTTTTTCATACCCTCATAAAGTGGTTGTGTAGGTTCCCAACCAATTTTTTCCTTATAAAGTTTATTATCTGAATTGCGGCCTCTAACTCCTACAGGGCAACTAAAACCATACTTAGTTTGGAATTCTTCCCCAGCAATGTTTTTAATGTATGATCTTTCTTTTTTATCAGCAATCTCAAGTGCCATTTCAGCTAGTTGGTTAATTGTAACCATTTCTTCAGAACCAATATTTACGGGTCCTAGGAATTCATTTTGATTCATGAAACGACGTACAGCTTCAACACACTCATCAATATAAAGGAATGAACGTGTTTGTTGACCATCACCCCATACTTCAATGTATTCATCCATTCCTACTAAAGCTGCTTTACGGCACATGGCTGCTGGTGCCTTTTCTTTACCACCTGTCCAAGTTCCGTATGGGCCAAAAATGTTGTGGAAACGAGCAACTCTAACATCTAAACCATAGTTACGATTAAATGCTAGGAACAAACGCTCACTAAACAATTTTTCCCAACCATATTCTGAATCTGGGTTTGCTGGGTAAGCACTTGATTCTTCACAATTAGGATTATCTGGGTCTAATTGGTTGTGTTCTGGGTACATGCAAGCTGAGGAACTATAGAATACTTTTTTAACTCCTTTAATAGAACATTCATGTACTACATTTAAGTTAATCAATGCCGAATTGTGCATTACATTAGCATCGTTTTCACCTGTAAAGATATAACCAGCACCTCCCATATCGGCAGCTAGTTGATACAATTCATCAGCTTCACGCATAATAACTTTTGATACAACTTGGGGATCCCTCAAATCACCAATAATAAAATCATCAGCAAAAGTTTCCCAATGTTCAGGATATTTTAAATCAACTCCTCGAACCCAATATCCTTCATCCTTAAGTCGTTTTACTAAATGAGAACCAATAAACCCACCAGCTCCTAAAACAATAGCTACCTTTTTACCATTAATTGGTTGTGAAGATTTATTACCTACAAACTCTTTATCAGTTTTCCCAAATAAACGTCTAAATAATGTTTTACCATTATCAGGGGATTCATAAATGTATTGATCTTTAAAACTTTTTCGTGCCATTTTACATTAATTTAGAATATAACTCATTTTGTTTTTCCTGCCTTTTAATATCTTTATGGTGAAGAATGCAAATTTCTTCAGCATTAGGGAATATACCAAAAAATTGGTGCCCAACCAACGTTTCGTGAACTTTATTTTTCCACTTTACGTTTCCGTTGTTAACATAAACCCTTTGCTGCAAATCAGGAAAATTAATCCAACCATAATCATTTACATTCCACCCCCATTTTTGGATATGTTCTTGAGTTAATCCTTCTACAGTATTAATTCTAGGAACAAAAAAAGCATGCATTTCAGGATTTAATTTAATAGATTCTTTTACATACTGGATAAATGATTTACCTATCATCTCATCAGCGTCCAATTGAACAATCCAATCTCCACTACAAAATGAAGTTAAATAATTTTTCATATTAGCAAAATGTCCATCAAATTCATAAGAATGCCATTGAAATAATGTTTTTTCAACATTCATTTTACGGAGATAGGTTTCGATTTGTTTGTCTCCATTTTTAGAATCCCACAACACAACAATTTCATCTTCTTTATCTTTATTTTCTAAAAGAAAAGTAAGTAATCGTTGAATTTCTACAAATTCATCTTTTACAGGAATAGCAAAACTTAATTTCATAATTATTTTTTTTCAAAAACTCCAATGTATTCTAAAGCATCCATATAATCACGCTCATTAAAATGTTTAATATTTTCCATATCCATTTTATATTCGTAATTTTTTCCTTTTTCAGCAAATTTAATTTTTTCTTCTTCGGGCATAGGAATTGCTTTTACAGCACTCCAACCCCAATTATTTTTATCGGTACCATTAACAAAAACCATACCCATAGTAGGAATATTTACAGTTGAAGGCATCCAAAGACAATTATCAACATCCTCAAATAATAAATCTTTATAAAGTTCAGGAAGAATTTCTAATTGTTCTTTTGTAAAATCTGAATCAGGTTTCATTAATGAATTAGAGATAAAACCACAACCCATACACTGGTAATTAGTAATTGATTCATTTACTTCTTGGGCGTAACAGGCATCACTACCACATCTTTTGCAAATAACTAATTTATCCATTATTATTGTTTTTTAGGTAATTCAATTTTCTTTAATTGAGGTAATTTTAATTTTACCTCAGTAGCAAACATAGGAACATATTGTTCTAGATATGCTACTAACTTTTCATGCATTTTATCCCAACTAAAGTTATTTTTACTATGATAAGCTTGACGAACTCCTAGTTCTTCATACTTTTTGTAGTTTTTAAAGATGTCTTTCATTTTAGTTCCTACTTCCATAGTATTAGGACTAAACCATTGACTTTCTCTTAAAATCATTTTTTCAACTACTGCACTAGGGTGAACATTTTTTAATTCTCCTTTAAAGTATACATAACAATCAGGTTTTAAAAAATCACTATGTCCAGACCACCCTGATACTAAAATAGGTTTTTTACTTAAACTAAATTCTAGTAAGGGGCGACCAAAACCTTCTCCTTTAGTTAAGCTAATCATTGCTTTTACTTTGGGGTGATTATACAATTCATTCATTTCATTATCAGAAAGTTCACCATGAATTATATAAACGTTAGGCAAATTACCTTTAACAGTTGATTTAATTTTATTATAACGCTTTAAAATGTATTCTTTATCTGAATACGAGGCACCTGCACCTGATGTTTTCAAAATTAAAGCAGGAGCATTCTGAGTGTTTTTAAATGTTTCTAAAAATGATTTGATTAACAAACCAATATTTTTTCTGTCTTCACCTAAATCTCCTTGCATCCAGTGTCCTACAGATAAAAATGCAAATGATTCTTTAATTTGAGAAAGGTCAAAACTAGATTTGGTAGGTTTGTAAATGTCAATATTAGCACCTTCAAATAAAACTTCAATAGGTTTTTCTAATTTAGTCATCCCCATTTTTTGTCCTTGGGGGCCAATTTTTTCATAAATTGAATTTTTAAAGCTTTGTACCGAGTGATTTGAAGAAACAAAATTAACATCCATGCGATTCATTCCTTCGATCCAAGTACCATCTACTAAAGTAGTTTCCATACCAGCAGTAACACCAATATTATACTTACCAAAAGGTTGAAATTCATTAGGTACAGTAATTTGCATCCAAATATCTGGTTGACGATTTTGATCGTCTGGAGACATTAAGTGGTTAGTTAAAAATCCCCATTCCTCAAAATGATCTTTAATAAATCCCCAAGGAGTCATCCCCCATCTTTGTGATAAAAGTTTTACATCATATTTCTCACTTTTAATGATGGATTTAATAATATCTCTAGAACGAGCACCATACCCTGAGTAGGTATCAAAAGGTGCACTAATTACAAATAAGGACTTATTCATTAATATAACAATTTATGATTTATAACATCTACTGAATATTCATTAGCATCAATAATTTCGTAATGCTTTCGAGGTTTCCAGGTTTCAAATAATTTATCTAGGTTTTTAATAACTCGATTTCCCATATGTTGAGCTGTGAATCCAGCTTCACTACCAATAGCCCATTCTCTACCTTTTAATCCTCGGGCTTTACGTTCTTCTTTAGATAAACTATACAATTCCATAATTTGTTTAGCAGCATCTTCAGCTGAACATCTATCATCCCAAATGTATGGAGTTTTAGGAGAACCTTGTAGTGAACGATTATTAGGGAATACTGGGAATGCCCATTCACCATGTTTTTTATATCTACCTGTATGATTTGAAGGAACCTCAGCATCTGGGGTAAACCAATTACCGTCTTCATCTTCAAAACGCATTTGGTCTTGCATACCACCTGTTACGTTGGCAATAATAGGATTTCCTACCATTAATGCTTCTGTAAGTGATAATCCCCAACCTTCATTTGAACTCAACAAAATCTGTGCATCACAACTATTGTAAAGTAAATTCATAAAATCAACTTGAATTCGAGCAGTCGAAAATACTATATTTTTATAATCAGGACCAAAAATATAATCTCTAACAGCATACAAATCAGTACCAGCTTCATCTACAGGTTGAGTGTGAATTACTAAGAAACACTTTTCGGCTTCTTCTTTAGGCAACTGGTCAGTAAAATATTTCCAAGCTAAGAAAGTATCTGGAATTTGTTTACGACGAATATTTCTTGAATTAAATAATAAAGAAAAACTAACATCTTTATTTTCAAAAATTTGTCGTTTGAAATCTTTCAGACCTGGGTTTTCAGGGTCAATAGGGAAGAAATATTTTGAATTAATACCATGAGGAACATAATCAATGATTTTAGATTCAGCTTTATCCCTCAAAACAAGTTTATTGATGTTAACAGTTTGTTTTGAAATACCTAACAACACATCACAAGATTCATAAAATGCTTTATTATAAGCAGGGGCGGGATAATCATCCCAAATGTTTAGATAAACAATTGGAACATGTTTACGAATTTCATTTTCAATCTGGAAAAGCCACTCAAAATATCTTGGGTCAGTAATAAGAAAAATAGCATCTGGTTTTTCTATATTGAGCATATTTCTCAAAAAATTAGAATCCCCATAACCACTATTAGGATAGATAATTACTGAGGAATCTTCAATACCAGCTTCTTTATTAGTATCTAAGCTTAAATCAAAACGTTTTCCTTTATCAGGGTGATCTAAAGCAACCCCAACATTAACCCAGTTATATCTGTGGGCTGTATTAATTACTAGGTCGCGTCCTACATTCCCTACACCTGAGGGTAATCTGATGTCATCCGCAATCAAAAGAATTTTTTTCCTTTGATCTTTAGGTAAATAACCTTCTTTCATAAACTTATTTTAAATCTAAATTGTTGTGGCTGTGAATTTGTTTTCTAAATTCTTCATCGGTAAGATACAAATGAATTGCTCGGTCGGCAAGTTTTTGGAAAGAAAACTTATGTCTTACACAAGAAACTTTGAACTCGTCGAACAAGTCTGTCTTAATCTTAACACTTGTTAATGTTTGTTCATTTTTATTCATAATCTTAATTTAATTATATACGTCAATAAATATATGTTAATTAGAAAAAGTTGCGGAGCAAAGGTGAGTTTTAAAGAAAGGACACCATTTACAAGTATCACTAACTTTTTCTTTATGTTCTTTTTCTAAATAACCTTCAGAATTAAAACATTCAGAGATGAATTGTTCTAATGTTTGAGTAGCTTTATTTAATTTAACTTTACCTGAAGCTGGTTTAAATAATTGAACACGACCAATGGGATAATCAGGGCTATCCCATACTTTTCTTCTTACAATAAAAAATTCAATGTTAATATTATCTATAGGAACATTAAATTGTTCACTAAAAAACTTTTTATAAAGAACAAGTTGAAATTGTTTTAATTCATCCTTTTTTTCTTTTTCACTCCACCCTTTAGTAGATGTTTTTATATCAATTATTTTAAAGGTATTTGTGGGTTCATGATATAACACAACATCAATAAAACCTTGGTATATAACGTTTCTATAACGTTTATTAGGCGTTATAATAATAGGTACTTCACAACCTGCAAGGTACCAACCACGCTTACTAAAATATTGATTTCGTTTCTTTTTAATAAAATTAATTATCTCTACTCCATCTTCAAAAAATTCTCTTAATTGTTCAGGAGTACTATAATGTTGTTTATTATTTTTTAAATAACCTTCTCCGTAAGTTTCTCGTAGACGATCTTCAAAATATTCTATTAAATCAATTCTATCAGCTTCAGCTCCACTTTTTTCATACATTACATCTAAATAATATTGTAAAGTTTCATGGAGAGCTGTACCAAATGTTGAATGAATACTTTGTTCATAGGTTTTATGACCATCTCGATATTGCAATGCCCATTTTTTAGGACATTGGCTGTACATCGAATACTGAGAATAAGATACATTTTTCTGATAAGCATAATTAATCTCATCAGGTTTATATTGTTTAATCTCTTTTACTATTTGGGGAATTTTTTTCTTAGCCAAAACTTATTTTCTTTTTAAAACAGTAAAGCCGGGCCAGCTAGGAAGTGATTCCCATAATTCCCATTCTAAATGTGAAGATAAAAACTCTGTAATAGCAGGCCAAATCCCAACATTGTCATCATCAAAACCACCATATCTAAAAGAAGTAGTATCATGAAGCATAATATATTTGTTGGCTTTAGAATGATATGCTTCTAATTCTTTTTTTACTTGATCGTAAGTATGGAGAGTATCAATAAAGATAATATCAAAATTAGGTAAACTTCTAATAATTCTATAATCTAAATCATCAGCTTGGATAAACTGAAAATCAATGTTTCGTTGTTCTGCTCCTTTTTTAAGTAATTCATAGGCTGTAGTGTCCCAGACATCAATATGATCAATATCAATACCCACATATTTTTTAGGTAGATGATAATCTTTATTTTCTTCTCTTAAACCATAAAGAAATGCCCAAGTACCAGTAACCCATCTTACTCCTAATTCTAGGACAGAATCACATTCACGGGTGTATTTTTCAATAACAGGAAAAAATTCACTCATATCAGAAGTAACACTTCTTAAATAGTGATATTTTTCATCAATAATTCTTCTATTCCAAGGTTCCATTATTTTGTTTTAATTAAATTATTCCAAACCTTATTAAAATTGGATTTAGGTATTTCCTTTATGAATTTATTTAAGGTTTCAAAAACTATATCTTTGTTTTCTAGTAAATCAGGATAGGTATATTTTATAAAAGGAATTTGTTTTTCTTTTAAATAATAGTCAAAATATTCATTATGTAAATAAAGTAAATCTTTACTTTGACGAGTCCAAAATTGACCTTCATTTTGACCCTTTTCAATTAACCTGTTTGCTGATTCTAATACTAAGGAAGGTTTTCTATACATCCAGATTACTTTAAGTTCTGGAAAATGGCGTTTAATATAGTGGAGATTGTTGTTGTATAAAAATCTAGGATCTTTAAATAAACCTATATATCTGTAATAGGGGATATTACTTACAAACCAACCTACGGCTTCTTCTACTTTACCCCCAGACCACAAATCATTAAATCTAACTATTGAAGGATGTTCTAGACCAGCATCCATTTTATCATTAAAATTAGCTTGCAGGTTAATATTATACAATTGACTCAACAATTGAACCATTAAGCTAGTTCCACTTCTACCTGTGCCGGTGACTATGATCATTTTTTCCACTTACCTTTCATTACTAACATAGCAATAATACCATAGTTAGCAATATCTAAAAAACTATCAACCATAGGTTCATTTTCAACGTAATTTTTACCTTTACGTTTCAATAAATTTTTTAAACGATTGATTTTATCATTAATACGGAGCCAAATACCTGTAAGTGATAATTCAATATCTTCTTGATCTTCAAGATTTGACCCTAAAGCAATATTTGAAAGTCCATAATCCATCATTTTCTTAGCAAACAACCTGTATTGTTCTTCTTGGGTTTCTTTCCAAGCTTTTGCTAATGTTGGATATGTTTTTTCAAAATCACGAATTGCTTTTTCCTCACCTGTGTGAGAATTATAACCTACTTGTTCTTCCATTTTATAACTTTGCTTCTTTAATTAATTTGTCAGTTTGCTTATTATCTACTCCCATTTCCCAAAGAATATTTCGTACACCTGTTTCTCTGATTATGTCAATATAATGTTCAGCTTCACCTAAACTACATTCAAAATACTCAGCTACATATTGAGCTAATTCTTGATAATTTTTTTTGTTTTCGTTTTTAATGTACTTGAGCCAGAGTTTCTTTTTTGGGATCATTTCTCGATAGATGGTATAAATTTGTTTCTTACTTTGTGGATTAATCTTTTGAACATAGTTTACGATATCAATATAATCTATATACATCGATACGTATCTGTGGATCATGTAAGAATTAAATTTATCCCATGACTCTTCGCTGATTTTTTCAGGAGATGTTTTATGGAGCATTATTTCATCCAACCAATCAAAGAGTGTCTTGGGCGAACTCATCTCGCAAATCTTTAGGTAACATTTCTTGAACTACTTCACCAGTCTGGACATCATAAAATACAGGAATAGGCATAATAGCATCTTCAGCTGTACCTGCTACAAATTTAGATACTTTACGAAGAATTACTCCCTCAGCAAATACTTTCCCACCTGTAGATGATGTTACAGGTTGTGTGTTTTTTAAATCAATGTTAACATTGAGGTTAGGTTGTTGTGCCATTTTTTGTTTGTTTATAATCTAAATAAAATCCAATCGCTACTAAAATATTCATACCTACACTAGCGATTATTTCGTGTAAGTCTTGATAAACATTTAATGATAGATGAACGTGTCCAATCATCCAGAAAGGTATGGAAAGATTTTGACTAATCCAAATTATTAAAAATTTTAAAAATTGCTTCACAATACTTGTGGTTTAGCTAATTCAATTAATTTAGCTATTAAAGCTATAACATTGATTTCTTTATCGATACGAAAATTAGATTGATAGCTATATTCATTAATGTATACTGCTACCATACCTTCTTTCCCTCCAGCGTACATAGAAGCGTTCTCGTAAAGGTAGCGGTATAGTTCTTCAAAATCTTGAACATTAGCATTTACAATAATTTGTCTAATATTATTAAAACTAGGTTTCTTTTGGGTAAGTTCTTTTAATACTTGAGTCATGTAATTAGATGATACAAGTATTGATTTATCAATTACAAGTTTATTATCTTGAGTTGATAATTGAATAGTATTAAGACATTTACGAACGTCTGGATAGAATTGGTTTACAATTGTTTTTAGGTCTTCACGTTCAAATGAAATACTTTCTTTCTCCATAACCCCAACAATATGAGCAGCTACTTCAGCTTTTGATGGGGGTACAATCTTCAGGACTTGACAACGAGATTGTAAAGGGTCAATAATACGTTCCACGTAGTTACACGTCAAAATAAAACGTGTAGTACGTGAAAATGTTTCAATTACGTTGCGGAGAGATGCTTGGGCCTGAATTGTTAAAAAATCAGCCTCATCTAAAATAACTATTTTAAGAGGTTTGAACGAAGCTGTTGAAGCAAAGCCTGACACCTTTTCCCTAATAGTTTCAATTCCTCTTTCGTCTGAGGCATTGATATAAAGATAGTCACAATCAAGGTTGCGAACAATGAGCTTAGCAAGAGTAGTTTTACCGGTACCAGCAGGTCCATAGAATATTAAGTTTTGAATATCGTTCTGTAATAAATACTGAGCGATAGTTTTTTTAATATTCTCATTACCTACATATTCGTCTAATGTTTTAGAGCGATATTTTTCAACTAATAGTGAATGTTCTTTCATCAAAGTATGCTTTTATAACTTGTGGGGCTGGGATATTTAACCATCCTCCTTTATCTTTTAATGCAATATACAAAGCTCCTGTTTCAAAGACACGCCAAGTTCCGTCTATTGTGTATTTTTTTGTATTAAAGATTACTTCTTTACCTAACAAAAAATCATAGTCATCTACTCTATCAGCGTCTCTCATTCGAAATCTCCGTATATGTTAAATTTCTTAGGAGGTTCAGGTTTAACTTCGACTTCTTCAGTACGAATAACATACAATTTACTATCAAGAGGTGCTAAACGAAATTCTGCTTTTTCACCTGTTTTACTAAACCAAGCTTCAAGTGTTTCAGTAAGTGAATTATGTATAACTTTATCCCCCACAAGTACCCAAGAATCACCTGGAGGGTGTCTTGTTGCTATGACTTCTAAATGTTCTTTAGTTTCTACACTCATATTGAATTTTATCTTCTTTTTTCAGTTTATAAAACATATATTCACTCATTCCTGTTACCTCTAATAAAGATTTTTTTGTAGAGAATGTTTTACCTTGATATGTTACTTTTTTCCCAGCAAAATTATTACTAGAACCTTTATGTTCTTCTAAATGTAATAATTCTCCTTCGAATTTCCAAATATAGCCATAAGCACTTTTTTGTTTTAATTTACAACAAGCAACAATATTGCTATGTAATTCTTTCCAATGAACACCAGGCTTATTATTTATGTACCTTTCGGCTTCTATAGCTGAGGGGAATTCTGCTATTTTATTTCCTTGAAAATCGTATTGAATAACTTTTTTAGAATTTCGTTTACCTATTTTTTGTTTATGCCTTTCAGAAATTTTAGTTCCTTTTTTACTTTCACTAACTTTTAATCTTGTTCTTTCGTAATCTCTACTGGTAACATGATATGGAGGTAAACCTTTCCAACGTTTCTTCCCTATAGCCATCATCCATAAAGCCCACAACAATTTATGTTCATTAGGATAAATTTCAACTAACAATTTATGGGCTAAGAAATGTTCTTTAGCTGTTAGTTTTACTAAGTTTTCATCAGTATCTTTCCCTCCTATACATTTAGGAATGATATGATGTGTTTCATTATAACCTTGTAAAGTACGATTTTGAGCTTTTGATATAAGTTGGTTGTAAATTTTAGAGTAATCCATAATCAATTATTTAATTATAAATATCACCGGGGGACTAAAAATTAATCCCCCGGTGAAATACTCTTTCATCAGAACATTCCTCCCATCATTGAACTATTATCTTCAGATTTAGCTTCAGGATCATTAACCACAACACACTCGGTAAGCAATACTGTACCTGCTACTGAAGCTGCGTTTTCAAGTGCAGTTCGAGTTACTTTAGCTGGGTCAATAATACCTGCTTCTTTCATATCAATAATCATTCCTGTTTTCACATCATGACCTTCCCAAACTGTTTCATTAGTATAATAATTCATAGCTAACATTTGAGCTTTAATTGTATCGTAACCAGCATTTACAAGAATTTGTTCAAATGGCTTACCACAAGCTTGGTACACAATTTGCTTACCAATTTTAACAGCATCGCTATCTTCTTTAGGGTGAATAATTGCTTCACGAGCATAAAGCAAAGCAGCACCCCCACCTGGTACAATACCTTCTTCAATAGCAGCTTTAGTTGCTTGAAGAGCATCATCTACACGGTCTTTCTTTTCTTTCATTTCAGTTTCCGTGTTTCCACCAACATGGACTATTGCCACTCCTCCGACGAATTTCGCGAGTCTTTCTTGGAGCTTTTCGGTTTCGAACGGCGTTGTTGCTTGTTCGATTTGTTGTTGAAGTTCTTCAACACGTGCTTGAATTGCTCCCAATTCTCCTTTTCCATCTACAATTGTAGTTTGATCTTTATTTACATTTACATTTCTAGCTTCACCAAACCATTCCCAACTGAATTTGTCAAGTTTCATTCCTTTTTGTTTTGAAAATACTTGACCGCCAGTCATAATGGCAATATCCTCAAGAATAAGTTTACGACGATCTCCAAAATCAGGAGCTTTAACGGCACATACCTTAAGGATTCCTCTTGCTTTATTAACAATTAATGTAGCAAGTGCTTCATTATCAATGTCTTCAGCAATGATAAGAAGAGAACGATTTGTATTTGAAACTGCTTCAAGTACAGGAAGAAGTTCTTTTACAGTTGTAAATCTTTCATCTGCAATCAGAATGTAAGGATTATCTAATCCACAAGACATTGTGTTATTGTTAGTAACAAAATAGTGAGATTTATATCCTCGATCAAATTGCATACCTTCTACAGTTTCAAGGTAAGTTTCACCTGATTTAGATTCTTCAATAGTAACAATACCATCACGACCTACTTTTTTCATTGCAGTAGAAATCAATTTACCTACTTCAGGATCATTGTTAGCTGAGATAGTAGCAATTTGTTCAAGTTGATCTTCAGATGAAATTTCTTCAGAATTAGTACGTAAGGCATTTATTACTTGCTTTACAGCAGCATCGATACCACGCTTAATTTCAACAGCATTAGCTCCATTATTCAAATGGTTTAGACCAGCTTTAACCATTTCACGAGCCAACAAGGTAGAGGTAGTTGTACCATCACCTGCATTATCAGCAGTTTTAATAGCTGCTTGTTTTACCATTTTAACACCTACTTCTTCTACATTATCTGATAGAGAAATAGATTTAGCTACAGTTACACCATCTTTAGTTGACTGTACTTGACCTTGGTCGTCTACAATTACTACATTACGACCATTAGGACCTAAAGTTGATACTACAGCATCCGCTAGTTTATCAATACCATTTACAAGTTTTTTACGACCTTCTGAACCGAATTCAATTACTTTACTCATATTATTTGTTTATTTTAGCTAAAACTTCATTTTCTTTACCTACCCAATACTCATTTCCTTCAAACTCAAAACGAGTAAAACCCATAGTAGGAAGTACTACAATATCACCTGGTTTAAGTTGGGTAGGGATTAATGCTCCTTCAGGAGAATAAAATCCAGGACCTACACCTACTACTTCAGCAGTTTTATTAAGTTCATTTCCCATATCTGGGACGATGATAGAACCATAAGTGGTTTCTTCAACATCAACTGGTTTTACAACTACAGCGTTGTATAAAGCTTCTAATTTCATACGCTAATTTTACTAAAAAGTTTATCAATAATTTCTTGTTGGACATTCCATTCTTCAAGATAACTTTGAATAGAATTATATTCACCTCCCTTAAGATCAATTTGAGCTTTAGCAATTGCTTTCAAAGCAGAGCCAAAATTTCCATAATGTCCTAGAGGTTTTTGGTAATCTTTACCTTTACTTCCTACTTCTAAGTTATCTTTATCAGGAGTAACGGTTTCATATACTGTATAACAGTATTGATCTTTTGAAATGTGAAACGGCTCAATAGCCGGATCTTTAATAATTGTATAACTCATAACTTTGTTTTATAATGTAAATATACGAACTTTTTTTAACAAAACCAACTTTAGGGAGCGATTTATTTACTTAATTTTAATTGCTTTTGGTTTAGCTTCTTCAGCAAATGGGATTCTAATTCCTAGCAATCCATTTTCCATCATTGCCTCCGTTTTAGAGAGGTCAAATTTAGAAGCAATTTTATAACCTAAATTAAATGAACGCTTAGCAATTCCTCTGTGAATGTAATTACACTCATTAGTTTCACAACAAGCTTCATCTTTGGGTTTATTGTAAGAAATTCTAAGAACGTCTCCTTCGATATTGATTTCAATATCGGATTTAGAAAGACCAGTACAGGCAATATCAAAATGTAGCCCGTGCTTGTTCTCAAAAATATCTACTGGGTGGGAAATTTTGGCTTGTACAGCCGGTTGGAAATCAAGTTCCGACTTAAAAAAGTCTCTAAATAATAGATCAAATGGTGAGACATATGTCTCATTAAATAATGTACTCATATCATTAAAATTTGTGCTGTCCGAAGATCAGCGGGTTAAACATTTACAAAACTAACTCCCTAAAGTATCGGTTTTGTCAAATATACATATATTAAAATTCAGTTTCTGCTTTTCTTATCATAAAATATTCACTAGAAATATTATCTGAAGTAAATTGAAGACAAATTAATCCCATATCACTCATAAATAACTTTCCACCATCTGCATCTTTATTAGCTTGAAGAATGGTTTTAAACATATCTGAATTAAATGGGTTTTTAAGGTCTAATTTATCAATTTTACCTGAGATTTGGTAAGTAATTTTATTAATGTGACCTTTTTCATCTCCAAAAATAAATTCACAAACATTTTCATCATCTAGGTTAGTAGTAGTTGAAACAATCATATTATCAACCCCAGATAAAGCACTTTTAGCTTTAATTAGATTATCAACATCTTCTGATGATAAATCTAATTCTACAACCCATTCAGGAACATTAACAGTTCCTACTTTATTAATGAGTAAAGGATCTGATAAAGCATAAGTCAAGTTGAAATTCATATCTGAGATTTTCAATTTTGTAAATACTTTATTAATTTTTTCTAGTTCAAGAAGCAAATCACCATTACAAATACTAATCAAACTTTGTAATTTTTTAGTATCATAAACAGCTAATTGGCTATCTTCTAGTTCAAAATCACTACAAATTACATTACCAATAACATCTTTATTAGGAGTCATAAAATGGATTTCTAAATTATTATTAGTAATATTCCATTTTACTTTTTCATTCAGCCCCAAATAATATTTGTTAATAATAGACTGTAGTACTAATTTGTTTATCATAACTTAATTTTATATTAAGATAAAAATTATTTTTGAAGAATCCACTCGTAAGGGAAAAGTTTATAAAGTTTATTATAATCTGGTCCAAAAATAATATTTTTAGCAAGTTCATAAGGAGTTAATCCTTCATGGGGGACTGGTTGATGGTAACTATAGTACATAAATTCTTCATTTATATACACCATTTTATACTTTTCATAAGTACCTTCAGTACTATTAGAAGGACCTATCTCATAATTAACATAACATCCTTCATCTCCAATTAAATTAACTATATTTAAATCTGGGAATAGGTTTTTAATAGTATCTGAGTGTATACTTTCAATAGCATGATTATCAGATTTCCAATGGCTGATGTAATCATGACACGCTTCAACATATTCTATATGATCTTTTATAGGCATAGAAGGATCTAGATAAAAATGAACAGTTTTTCCATATGGATTAAATTCATTTGAATATACTTTAAGTAATTCTCCTTCATGAAATTCAAAAGCTTCAATAACCCAGTTAGTATGCCATTGTCTTATAGTTTCAAAAAAAGTATTAGGTTGTTGGTAATGCCATTGAACCGCTAAATTTTCATTATTTACTTTATTATGTAAATATAATAACACCGGAGCATTTCCTTCAGATGTAAATCTTACCCCAACATTTCGAATATTATATTCAATAAAAAAATTATTAGGTTTTTGTATTACTTTAGGAACACTAGCTCTAGGTACAAATTTAACTTTACTAGAGTCAAAATTTTCTACTCTAATTGCGTTTTTAACTTGAGGGTTAAATTCTGCTAAAGGGATAGATTTAAAGGCATTTTTCATTTTTTCTTATAAATTTTATTACCAGCAATCAAATAATCAATAGTACCTCTCATAAGGTGATTAAATGCTTGGTCAGGAGCATTAATGATAGGTTCCCCATGACCATTAAATGAAGTATTTAACATAACAGGAATACCTGATAATTTATAATACTCATTTAAAATATTCCAAAATACAGGATTTTTATGTTTATAAACAATTTGAGGGCGACCTGTATTATCTACTCGGTGAATTACAGCTGGAATTTTATCTTCCCATTCAGGGCGAACAGTATAACACATAGTCATAAATTCAGCAGTATGTTGAGATTGAGGGACATCAAATACAATATCAGCATACTCAGCTAACACAAAAGGAGCAAAGGGCATAATTTCATGTCGTTCTAATCTTGTGTTAAGTACCTCATGTGTTTCAGCATCTGTGGGTCTTACCATTACTGAACGAGCGCCTAATGCTCTAGGACCAAATTCAAATCGACCATTAAATAAAGCAATAATATTACCTTCATGAATTAGGCGACCTGCTTCAGCATAATCTAAAGGTTTTGATTCTACTGGGATATAAGAAGCATATTTGTCTATTTCTAGTTGAGAATATTCTAAACCAAGAAAAGAATTTTCTAATTGCTTAACTCCTTTCCAATCACCTGCTAAAATAGAACCATATACAGCCGAACCGAAACTAATACCATCATCACCCATAGCTGGGAAGATGAACATTTTATCATAAAGCCCAGATTCATTAATTACTTGGTTAAGTTTTACATTGGCAAATAGTCCTCCGGCTACTGCTAAATTTCTGTATTCAGGATATTTAGCTGATACATCTCTAAGGTATTCCATAAAGATATCTTCAGTATATTTTTGTAGATTAAAAGCAAAATCTTGTCGTTTTTCTTTAGTTTCAAACCATCCCTCCTTTCTAAGTTGGTCATAAAGAAAACTAATCCTTTCACCATTTTCAGGATAATCAAACATTAAATTACCTTTATATTTAATGCCGCTTTTAAATGCATTATAAAGATATTCATTATAATGACCATGACCTGCCATCCCCATAATTTTACCTTCGTCTTTAGTACCTCTCCATCCAAAGAAACCACAGGCGTGAAACCACATATTAGCAATAGAACCTTGAGTGTGGAGATTTACTGAATGAACTCTATCCATTTTTCCATTCTCAGCTAACCAAATACCTCCATATTCTTTTTCATAAGACCCCCCATCTGAAGTCAAAACTAAAGTTTTTTCAGTAAACCCAGATGAATAGTAAGTACTATAGGCGTGGGCCTCATGGTGGTTAATAAAATGTACTTTATCTTTTATAGAAATTAAACGGTCTTTTAAATCTAAAATTAATTTATCATTAGCGGGATCTCCTGTAATATTTTCTCTAAAGGTAAGATTAAACAAAGTAGGATCACCTATAACAACAATATCAGCTTCTTCAAGTTTAATTTTACTAGCTTCTTCAATAGCTGCTAAAGAATGTACAGGTGGTTCCCACCAACTCCATCCAGATTTTTTTCGAGTAATTCTCTCATCTTCGATAGCATATTTTACTTCACCATCTACAATTAATGTAGTTGAGTGACCATGTGCTCCTAAAAATATTCCGTATACTTTAGCCATTATTAATCAAAATTAAAAAACATTTCTTGGTAAGGATTTAAATTAAGGTTCCACCCCAAATCATTATAAAAACCTTCTAGTTTATTCAACAAAATTGTATCAAAAATTTTCTTTCTATCTGCGTATTCTTCAATAAATTTATAAACTTTATCTGGTAAATCAAAGTCAAGGAAAGCGATTGCTTCAATTTGGTATACATTAGGTTTAAGATAAATCCATTTAATTTTATCACCTTGAACAATGTAACTATGTTCATTACTTAACTTCCAAAAACGAAGCAAATCATTATAAACAATAGCAGCCCTGACTGAAGCAGGAGCTCCTTTAGCTACAACTGAAAACATTTCTCCGGCTTTGGCAGAACGTTCAATATATTTGTTTAATGTTTTTACAGACGTAGGATTACCTAACTCAGTGAGGGATATGTCTCCATTAAGAATTTGCGATTTAAACGTTTTAACACGCGCATCAATGTCTTTTTGTTTAGCACCTTTTAACACATCTACAAGTGCTTGTTTAAAGAAATTACCTAGTACTGGGGGGAAATTTGCTTTTTTAAATTCAAGACCTTTAACATCAAGTGATTCTTTTGTAATACCTTCTTGCTTAGTAATCCACTGAGCATAACGACGAGTAGCTCTAAAATAAGCTGAACGAATAACACATTCAGTTTTCATTTCAAGTCTATGCTCTTGAACATTAAAACAATTTCTAGCTAAATCATTATAAGAATTAGTAATAATATCTTGATACTTAAGAGCAACTTCTTCTAATTTATTATCTTTATCTTCACTTGACATTTCCTCAAAATTAGGATAAAGATAACGTAATAGAGGTTCAGCATGAATATAAATAGAGTCTGTATCAGAGTATGCTACAAAATTTGTATCATCAGGATCACAAATCCACCAAGGAGTATCTTCTATATGTTTCATATTTTAATCCACTTTTGATCACTATTTAATTTAAATGAACCGATATGTTCCATATCCCATTCATTTGGTGCTATTAAAGATAAGAAAGGCTTTCCATCTCTCCCAACGTAAAGGTGATAAGTTTCACCAATAATTGGTTCGTAGGAAAATTTAGCTTGGTATACTAATTCATTCCATCTATATTCTTCAACTAATTTAAGATACTCTTCTTTAAGTTCATTAAATTTAGTTTCAATTTGTTTATTTACTTTATGAACACCTCTAAGTTTCCAATCATCAATATTATCAGGACGAATAACAGGAGCACTTACATTACTTGCATAAGGTAAGAGTCCAGGATTATCAGCTACATTATCTGGTTTTTTCATAATGTAACTTCTCCCCTAATAACTTTATTCATGTGACGATTTGCTGCTAAAGCACTTTCTTGAATAATACGTTGACCACTCAAAGTAATTGCTTCAGATAAAATAACATTACCATAACGGAAACTACCAAGAGCAGTTGCACCATATAAGCTATTCAACAAAATCTTCATAGTGTATTGTTTCATGTGATATGAAGCCCCTAATTCAGGATCATTTAATTTCTTATATGCTTCCTTCATTTTATTCTTATACAAAACACGTTCATCAAACCATTTTTTTAGAATAGTAGACAATACTGATTCTCTATCTGTTCTAAAGAATACACCATTAGCTGAAACTGCTAGGTTCATATCTTTAATCAGATTTATTAAACCAGCTACTTTGATTTTAGTGCGTTTACGTTTAGCATTTTCAATTGTAAGTTCCTCTTCAGGATTTTTAGCAAGCAAATCATTTAAACCTAAACGATTGTTTCTATCATCAGCATCAATAATACGACCAACCATTGTTTCCTTACCAATGTTAACAGTCATAATAATTGAAGGGTATAGTGAGGTCAAATCCTCATCAAACATGTAATTGTAAATACCTGCTTTAGGACAAAACAAATAACCACCTGCATAATTTTTCTTTGAAAGTGGATTACGATCTTTAGCAGGAG